CACCCTGCCGCTGACAGCAAGCGTTCGCGTGCAGTGATTGACCTGATCGGCAAGCCATACAGGCTTGGCGCTGACGGCACTGACCCCGATGGCGGCATTGACTGCATCCATCTGGTTTTCACCGTGTTGGATCGTCTAGGGATGCCGCGTCCACAGTGCCGCGCCGATTGGTACGACGGCAAACGCATCGGCCGCGACCTGCTCACATGGTGTCGCAGGATAGATGCGGCAGCCTACGATGGTGATGTGCTACTGCTGCCGCAAAAGCCAGCAGCCTTCGCAGTCTTCTGGAACAGCGGATGTCTCTACATCAACCAGCATTTGAAGGCAGTGGCATGGTGCCCTATCGGCATAATGCCACCCAGCCGCTGCTTCCGTTTGAAAAGCGTCTGATCCAAGAGCTGGGTTGCACTGAGCAGGAATACCGCCAGTTTTCTGATCAGGTGCGCCGGCATCCCTATATACGACCGGCGGAATATGCGCATGTGCCGGATGTGCGTGGTGATGTTGTCAGCGTTATCGTCAGTGTTGTCATTGGTCTTGCCTTTACGGCCGCTTCATATCTGCTGACACCAAAACCGCAGCAGCCAAAGCAAAAGAGTATTCGCAACCGTCAGCTTGGCGGCTTGCAAGGCACTGACATCTATGCGCCATCGTTCGGCTTCGACTCGCTTCAGAACTTAGCCGAATATGCGGCAGTTGTTCCAATCTGCTTCACCAAGCAAGAACAGCACGTTGATGAAAATGGCACGCCCTTCATCAGTGGCGGTCAAGTCATCACGCCAAGCCTGGTGTGGTCTCGCATCAAAAGCTGGGGCAGCTATCAGATCGCAGAGCTTGTGATGATCGCCGGCCAAGGCGACATGCCGCGACCTGAGCTATCTGGCATCTTCATCGGCAACAATGCCTTGGATGCGGTCTACTACGAGTTCTTCGATTTTTACTGGAACGGTGGATTTGAGACATTAGCGCCAGGATCACGCCTGCGTGCGCAAAACCTGCGCTATGGCAGTTTGTCCTTTGGTGTTGATCGCGCGCCTGGTGATGACGCCTTCACGGCGCCAACACTGTCAGCAACCAATCAACCTGCCTTTAGTGGTGCGCTGACACCATCCAACCAATCAACATTTGGTGTTTATCGCGGCATCCCAAATGGCACGCCGATACGCCCCAACTGGGAGATCGTGTCAGTGCTTGATGGTGACTACATGTCATCTGAACAGCGCGATGAGCAGCAGCATATCTACAAGAAATACGTTGATCCATACCTTAAAAAGAAGCACCCCTACGGCAAGTGGGGGATGCCTGGCACTGGCCGCAACTTCGCGCGGCGTGTTGGTGTCGTATCGCTTAACGGCCAGACCGTCACTGAATCGCGCCAACAAGACCAGTACGGAACATACTGGACAAACTTCTCAAGCGAACTTGAAGTAAACGAAGGCGATGAGATCATCGTGCTGCTTGGTGAAAACCGGCAGAATACAGTTCCCTATCAGTTTGAAGACAACGACAAAAACGCAGACCTTGAACCACTGCGGTTGGACGATATTCGCAGCTCCGTGGAAGATGAGGTGCGTCGCTATGACGATCAATTTGCACTTGGCGCCAAGTTCATGATCGGCCATAGCACATGGCAAGTCATCAGCCGTCCATCGGATCCTTACGACCCGGTGCTGCATAGCGACGGCGGCTACAGCATCAGACTCAAATGCCTTGAGGCATGGACTAACAACAACCGCGTGATCGGCGTTGTCTCGAAAGACTTTCTAAACAGATCAAAAGATATTCCTTATGCAGATCTAGACGAAACTTTCTATCCGATCTGCGAATACGACATGGCAGTCGTGCTCAACAACAGGCCATGTGATGTCACCGAAATTGGCATCAAATCACAAGTGTGGACGCGGTTCAATGGACTGACCAACTTCAACACAATACCGGCACCGTTTTTCCTGAATCGCTACAACAAAAAAGGCATCAACGTGCGAGCTGGCACGATGAACAGCTACGCCCGGCGCACGTCATTCTTCTTTCTTGATGTCAGAAACTCAAACAATGAACCGTGGCGTGATTACAACCGTAATGACGGCTGGGTCGCAATAGGCCCTTATGCGTTTGCGGTGACAGGCAGTTCGCCGCAGGATATTTATTCCTTTATTCGCATCACGCATCCAAGTCGTTCACAGCTTGAGTTCAGGTTCAGGCCGATCAGTAGCGCCATCTTTGGTCAGCAGGCCGATCCAGATCTTGTGGTGTTTGAGCTTGATGGCGGCCGCCCTGGCATCCACACATGGGAGCACACGAATTACGTCGGTACATTCCGCATCATGGCGCGTGGCCGCCAGCGCACTGCACGCGATCTCTATACGCACTCAGAAATGACACCAGTGCCTGAAGCCATCGGCGAGATCACCTATGGCGAATGGGTATCAACCAATGAGGTTGGATCCGCAGTGCTACGGCGCATCGTCTATGCAGACAACGTAGAAGTGCCCGTCACCGATAAGCAAGAAGGCAGTGCGCTGACGATTGCCACTTATGCAAAATACGGTTCGCCGGGGCGTGATCCTTATTTCAACAACCTGCCTGATGGCACTACGGATGTTATCTCCGGCTGGAATTCCATCCGAGATGGCAAAGAGGTTTACATGGACCTCAATATCAAGTCATATACGCGCGGCTATGCCGACACGCCACGCAACAAGTGGTGGAACCATGAGTCGGTAACGGTCAAATCATCCAGCAACAACTGGAACGATGGTGACACTTTCTACAAGAGCGTGCAGTTGCTAAGTGGCGTTCGGATTTACTTCGAATACGAAGTCACAACACGCAAGGAGTATGTGCAGCTAGATCAGCCGCGATCCAGCGCACGTCTGTTTGAGGCATACAGCGCCATCGCCGAGGTGTCGCATTACGGTGACTTGATCACTCGCAGCTGCGATAACGGCCCCGAGCATGAGGTGGTGTACGTCAACGAGTGTCTATCTGAGGACAGCGTTCCGCAATACGACAACTGCGCAGTTGCTGGTCTCAAGATCCGCAGCGGCAATATGTTCGGCCAGCTCGACCAGCTGCGTGTCTGCATCAAAAACGGCCTACAGGTTGAACGCCTGATTGACGGTGATACCGGCTCCAGCAACCTGCTGACCGACTTGGTTTGGTACCTCTGCACCGACAAGGACACTGGCGCCGGCAACATCATCAACTCCGCTTTGGTGGATCGTGATGCGTTGATCACAACTGGCAGGTTCCTGCGTGCCAATCAACTGTTCTTTGATGATGTGATCGCTGAGCCGACGAACATCAGAAGCTGGCTGGCAGAGAAAACACCTTCAATGCTGTGCTATTTGACCCTGAAAAACGGGCGGATGGCGATTGAGCCTGCGATGCCATATGACCCGAACACATACAAGATCGACGGCGAGCGGCCGGTTGAGATCAGTGCCATGTTCACTGAAGGCAACATTATTGACGGATCGTTCAACCTTGAATGGCTGGAGCTTGAGGATCGCAAAGACTTCCAGGCTGCAATCCGCTACCGGCGGCAAGGCAACAACCGCCTGCCAGGAGAGGAGACCGTCGTGGTGCGTTACGCCATTGCTGGCTCAAGCGAATATCCACTGGAAGACTTCGACCTGCCGCATGTCTCGCACATGCAGCACGCCATGAAGGCTGCACGCTATTTCCTAGCAATCCGCAAGTACGTCACGCATACGATCACCTTCCGCTCTCTGCCTTGGGGCATGAGCCTGGCGCCGGGCCAGTACATCCGTGTTGCAACCGAGGTGAGCCCATACAACCCATCAAACAATGGCATCGTCAAAGCAGATGGCACCATCGTGTCTGTGACTGAACTCGCTGATGGCAGCTATCCGGTGCATTTCTGGGAGCGCGGCCAGCAAGAGGTGACCACCGGATCGCTTGAGGTACGCGGCAGCCAAGCAGCAAACCTGAAAAACTGCGTGTTCTCTGTGATTGGCAGCAACACGACCAATCAGGTGTATCAGATCGAGGCGTTGGACATTGACCAAGACGGTATCGTCACGATCAAGGCCAGCAACTTCCCCGTCGATGCTGCCAACCGCAGCTTGATAGCAAGGGACGTTTTAGACTTGGATGGCGCCTTTGAGGCTATTGGAGCGGCGATCTGATGGCTTTCCCCTCCTACGCCCCAACCAGCCGCAGCTTCGGCGCTGGTGACTATGCCTACAAGGCGTTCCAGTCGCAAAGCGGCAAAGAGGTGCGCATCCTCTATGGCGACAAGCGCACCGGCATGACGCTTGACTTGAGCTACGACAATATCCCGGACACACAGGCCGATGATTTCGTTGCCCATTACGACGAAGTAAAGGGCGGCTTCACGTCGTTCACGCTGCCCGCTGCGTTCCGCACCGGCTGGAGCGGTAACACTGCGGCCATTGACGCAGCAACAGGCAACCAGTGGCGTTACAGCGAACCGCCGGCGATCACTTCGGTGCGCCCTGGAATCAGTAGCGTTACAGTGCGACTGGTGGGTGTGCTCTGATGGCCAAGGTTTACACAGGCCGTGACGGCCGCCTTCTGATCGACGGCACCGAGCAGATCAAGGTCAGCACCTGGACCTTGACCGGCAACTTGGAGGTGCTGGAAACCACCACGCTCGGCGAGTCGCAGCGCAGCTATACGCCTGGTGTGCAGGAGTTCAACGGCAGCGCAACGCTGCTGTACTACAAGGACGATGCCGGCCGCAACGATGCCGCAACGGCGCTGAAAAAAGTGCTGCGCGTCGATGGCGTGAGCAGCACTGATACTGCAACCCTACGTTTGCGTCTGGTGGATGGCGACACCAACAGCGATGTGGAACTGACGGCTTATATCACCAGCGTCAGCTTTGGTGCCAGCGTGGGTGAGGTCAGCTCTGCGCAGATTACATTCCAAGCAACTGGTGCATTAACGGCGGTGACGATCTGATGGGCGTTTATCTCGGCAATATCGGCAACATTGAGGTCACTCGTAAGGGCAGCGAGTCTGACTTGTATAGCGTTGTCAACCCGAGCGATGTTAATACTGGCCGCGATAGGTTCAGCTTTGACTTTGAAGAAGGCGCACTGATCAGTGGCGACCTGCTGGAGCTGACCACAACAGATGGCACTGATCTTGATTTCGTTGATGCAAGCGGCTGGGCCGATAGCACCGTTCAGCCCAGCGGCAACTGGTACATCTTTGTTGATGAACTGGGTGGAATCCGCCTGTATGACAACTTCGATGACAGCCTAGAAGGCAGCACCGCAGGCTTGG